CAAGACCGTGCAATCGCTGCAATCAAAGCTGGACGAGTTGACCACGCTCATTGCCCAGGAGAGGAAAGGAAGAAAGTCCAATGGGGTTTAACGGTTCAGGTATCTTCAGCTTCGATTCGCCGGATGCGGTGTACGATACTGTCATTTCAGAAACGTATTTCAACAACATTCTGGCGGAGCTTGAGACGGCGCTGAGTCTGACGATTCAAAAGGACGGTCAAGCCCTGATCTCGCAAAATATCCCATTTAATGCCAAACGGATCACGAATTTAGGAGACGCGACAGCTCTGCTTGACGCGATAAACGGCAATCGCGTCATCTCGAACTACTTTAATTTTGCGACATCTATCGGTGGCACAGCCGACGCCATTACTCTTGGTACCGTCAGCCCCACCAATTTCACCTACACGCAAGGGCTTCAGGTGTGGTTCGTCCCGACGGCGGCAAACACGGGATCCGCCACGGTCAACATTAACAGTCTTGGAGTCAAATCCATCACGCGGACCGGGACAACGGCGCTCTCTCCTGGAGACATCCAGTCTGGTGTCGTGACAGGCATTGTCTATGACGGAACTCAATTTCAGCTGGTTACGCCGTACTACGCACAGGGGAATTGGACACCGAGTGTCGGAGGGACTGCGACCTACACGAATCAAACTGGCCGATGGGTCAAGAACGGGCGGGTCTGTCATTTCATGGGAGATATGACGATCACGACCATCGGAACCGGGAGTACAAGCGTCATCAGCGGGCTCCCGTATGCCTGTGCGAACGTGTTGGATATTCCTGTGACCATCGGAATCTTCGGCGCGCTCACCTCCAACGTCGTATGGATCGGGGGAAATGTTGTGTTGAATACCTCAACAGTCCAGCTCAGGCATTTGACCGCAGCAGGTGCGGCCCCTGTTACAACGGCGATTCTTGGGAACGGCAGCCGCATTTGCGTCAGCGGATCATACAACATCAGCGTGTGATATGCCTCAAACCCTCCTAACGGAAATTCAAGAATTCTGCGAGCGGCAGCTTCTTCCTGTTCCATCTTCGGTCATCAACTCACTCGATCCGCAAGTGACTCAGATCAAAGCGCTCCTGTATGAAACAGGGAACTCCGTCGCGCTGCGAGGGGATTGGTCGCGGTTGACGTTTGAGGAAGTGCATACGACGATCGCGCAAGAGGATCAAGGGAACATCTTTGAAATCACGGCAGGATCGATTCAATCGACTGCATTCCGCAAGATCAAAGATAATACGGTCTGGGATCGTACGAATCGATGGCCGGTTGTGCCGATCAACGATGAAGACTGGGCGCTATTCAAGGCGACCGTCTCGGCTGAGGCGCGGTACCGGTACCGGCTACTGCGACATCGCCTCTTACTGACTCCCGTGCCGGAGGCCGGGCATAGCCTGGCCTTTGAATGGGTGTCGAAATGGTGGATTCAGGACGGCATTACAGGGGCCATTAAGGAGCGGTTTACGGTAGACACGGACTCGTTCCTCGTTGAGCGGGAACTCTTGAAGCTTGGGCTAACGTGGCGATGGCGCAAGACGAAGGGCCTTGCGTACGAGGAGGAATACAACGAATACGAGGACCGCCTCAAGGAAATGCTGGCGAGCGACACGCCGAAGACCGATATCAACATGGCAGGAAAAAGCAAATCTCGAAGGCCAGGGATCTTTATTCCAGAGTATTCATGGGATCTGACGATATGAGGAGTTCGTCAAAGTATCGGCGACCGAATCGTCAAGCGATCGCCATTGAAAAAACCTTTCCCGCGCCAGTCGGAGGATGGAATGCCAGAGATCCTATCGGGACAGCCGGTCCGACCGATGCCTTTGTGCTCGATAATTTTTACCCGCACCCGTCCTATGTGGAAACTCGGAGTGGGTATACTATCTACGCCTCCAATATGCAGGAGGACATTCAAACGCTGGCCACCTGCAAACTCCTGAATGGTTCCAGCATACTCATTGTATTTTTTAATACCGGGGTCACGTTGGCGACGTTTGCCGGAGATTATTCCGGTGCGACATATTACTACCCGTCATCTCGAACGGTCGGACGCCACCAATGGACACAGTTCGGAGACGGCACCAACACATGGACGATTGCGGTGAACGGCGCAGATAAACCGCTGTATTATCGGCAAGACGGGGTTATCGTGCAGGTCGATGGGACATCCAGCCCGGCTATTACCGGCCCTACAACGACCGACTTCATATCTGTCTCCGTGTTCAAGAACAGGCTCCTCTTTATTCGCAAGGACAAACTCGGATTCGACTATCTCCCCGCCGGTGCAGCGGGAGGGGCGGCAAGTTATTTCGATCTCTCGCCCTTCGCGTCGAAGGGCGGCTATCTCATGGCTGCGACAAGCTGGACACGCGACGCAGGGGATGGGCCTGATGATTATGCCGTGTTCGTCACGTCCGAAGGGGAGGCGCTGGTCTACGCAGGGACGGATCCTAGCAGCTCGACTACCTGGGCGCTTGTCGGCGTCTACTACATCGGACGCCCGCTTGGCCGTAAATGCTTTACGCGATACGGAGCCGATCCGCTCATCTTGACGGAGAGCGGGCTTTTCCCTTTGTCCTCACTCTTAATGAGCGGCGATGAACGGAATAAGTTCGCCTTATCGTTTAAAATTGAGGACGCCTTCAGGGAGGCGGCGAAAAAATATTTCAATAACGCCGGGTGGGAAGTCGTCTCGTTTCCTAAAGAGCATGCAATCATCATCAATGTGCCGATTGCTGAAAATGGACGCCATGATCAGTATGTCATGAATACATTATCGAAAGCATGGTGCCGATTTACCGGGCTGAACGCAGAGGGGTTCGTGTTGCATAAATACGATCAGGTGCAAACGTTTGACAGCCAGTTGCTTTTCTACCGAGGTAGGCAGATTTTTCGCGCCTTCACTGGAGCGAGCGACAACGGCGACCTCATCACATGCGAAGCACAGCAAGCGTATATGGATTTCGGGACGCCTCAGCTCAAAGAGCCGTTGATGTACATGCCGGTATTCACGGACGCCAATATCACGGCGTACCAATCGGGAATCTCGACGGATTTCGAGGATAGATCAGGCTTCTCCTCGACCACCGTCCAGCAATCGAGCGCGGGGCGCTGGGGGATCTCAAAGTGGGGTAGTGCGAAATGGGGGAAAGAGGATGCGGTTGTCAGGCAGTGGGGGGCCGTTGCGGCATGGCCGGGACGATGGCTTTCTGGGAAGCTGAAAATTGCCTCCAGTTCGCAGGCTGCTCGCTGGGTGGGATCTGTCATGCGGTTCAATGTCGGGAGCGGACTTTGATGCTGACGTTCCGTGAAGAGCGCGTTGCTGATGTTTGGGACGAACTCTACCCGCTTGCCTGCGAACATCACCGGAGCTCACAGAACTACAAACGACATGAGCCGTTCTGTCCAAGTCGTGCTCGATATGAACAATACAATGACGCCGGGCTGTATAAGTTGCTGACCGCTCGTGACCATGGTTTGTTGGCTGGCTATTTCGGGGCCTATTTAATGCAGTCCATGTATTCACAACTCCCCATTCTGCGAGAAGATGCGTTCTACTTGTCCCCTGCCTGTCGTGGCGGGAGAAACGCACTCCGGTTCCTCCAATTTATCGAAGAGTACTTGCGGCAAGAAGTACCTACAGAGATGCTGTTTTCTTGTGAGACAGACAACGATTCCGGGATCAAAAGACTCCTAGCTCACCTTGATTACTTCCCTGCTATTATGGTATGGAGCAAATGCCTTCCAGCCCGCGCCGACAGCGCTTTACCGAACCCGTTGGAGGTAGCCCATGTCGGCAGCGAATCTGCACGAACCTAAGGATCCGCGAGTAAAATTTCTTCTATTCTGTCTTTCTGCTCCCGATCCACCACCTGCACCCGATTATATCGGAGCCGCCAGAGCCCAAGGGGTCGCCAACGTCGATGCTGCCAGAACGCAAGGCAAGCTGAACAATCCGAACGTCATCGGCCCCTACGGAACCCAAACCGTGACATACGGTGGCGGATTCAATCAAGCAGGATTCGACGAGGCGCAGCGGCAGTATGCCGCACAGAAAGCCGCCCGCGATGCTTCATGGAAAGCCTGGGATGCAGGCGGACGCAGCGGTCCGTGGAATGTCCCTGAACCGGTTGCCCCCGATCGGAACCGATTCTTCATCGGAGATCCTGATCAAGTCACGATCACTCAAACATTGACACCTGAACAACAGAAGGTTCTCGATCTCAGCAATCAATCCAAGATCGGCTTAGGCGAGCTTGCCTTGCAGGGCACAGATCTCGCGAAGGGCGTCCTTGGGAGCAGCCTGAATTTCGATCAATTGCCGTCGCGTCCCGGCAGCGCAGAAGACACTAGAAAAAAAGTCATCGACGCGATGATGGCGCGGGTTGATGAAGACGTGGACCGGCAAAAGGGCTTATTGCAATCGAACTTGCTGGCGGCTGGGATCAGTCCAAGCAGTAAGGCATATCAGGATGCGATGGCCCTGACGGAGCGTGCACGGACGGATGCCAGGAATCAGGCGTTCTTAGCGTCAGGGCAAGAGATGGCGCGAGAGTTCCAGACGGATACGCAGCGGCGGCGTGATGCCTTAGCGGAATTGCTCACGCAACGACAAACCCCCATCAATGAAATTACCGCACTGATGTCCGGGTCGCAGGTGCAGAATCCGTTCTCAACTCCCGCCTTTGCCCAAAACGCGCAGGTCGCAGCCGCTCCGATCTTTGGAGCGACACAGGCGCTTGGCGATTGGAACGCGGACCTCTACAACGCGAGGGCCGCACAGGCAGGGAATCTCCAGCAGGGCCTAT